CAGGTGAATGCAACGTCAAGCGATGGGCGTTGCGCTCCATATTGTCTTACTTCCTTTTTTGAATTACTGCATAGCACAATTGATTCGTACGACGCCGACTTTGATGAGTCGGCTTTTTTTTGCCTGTTATTTATCAGCGTCTACCCTTTAAGAGTCCACCCAATGACCGGAGGGAAATATGACGACACTTATTTATTTGCAAATTCCTGTCCCTGAACCGATTCCTGGCGATCCTGTTCCAGTGCCCGATCCGATCCCTCGCCCGCAACCCATGCCTGACCCACCACCTGATGAAGAACCGATTAAATTGTCGCATCGTGAGCGTAGATCTGCGAGGATACGCGCCTGCTAACTTTGCGTCGATGACCACGAGAATAGATTGTGACCGCTTTTTCTACCCTGAATGTTTTGCCTCCCGCCCAACTCACGAACCTTAATGAGTTGGGTTATTTAACCATGACGCCGGTGCAGGCCGCCGCGCTTCCGGCGATCCTTGCCGGAAAAGATGTTCGCGTGCAGGCGAAAACCGGCAGCGGCAAAACGGCGGCTTTTGGCCTCGGCTTGTTACAGCAAATTGATGCGTCGCTATTTCAAACCCAGGCTTTAGTGCTGTGTCCTACGCGTGAACTGGCGGATCAGGTGGCAGGTGAATTGCGTCGGCTGGCGCGTTTTCTGCCAAATACCAAAATTTTGACGTTGTGCGGTGGTCAACCGTTCGGTATGCAGCGTGATTCGTTGCAACATGCGCCGCATATTATCGTGGCAACGCCGGGTCGTTTGCTGGATCACTTGCAAAAAGGCACGGTATCACTGGATGCGCTGAATACTTTGGTGATGGATGAGGCCGACCGCATGCTGGATATGGGATTTAGCGATGCCATTGATGATGTCATCCGTTTTGCGCCTGCATCTCGACAGACGCTTCTGTTTTCGGCAACCTGGCCGGAAGCCATCGCCGCAATCAGCGGACGAGTGCAACGCGATCCTTTGGCGATTGAAATTGACTCAACAGATGCTTTGCCACCCATTGAACAACAATTTTATGAGACATCCAGTAAAGGCAAAATTCCTCTGTTGCAACGGTTATTAAGTTTGCATCAGCCATCCTCTTGTGTGGTGTTTTGCAATACCAAAAAAGATTGCCAGGCTGTCTGCGACGCGCTGAATGAAGTAGGGCAAAGTGCATTGTCGTTACACGGCGATCTGGAGCAACGCGATCGCGATCAGACCCTGGTACGTTTTGCTAACGGTAGCGCCCGTGTACTGGTTGCGACTGATGTTGCTGCGCGTGGTCTGGATATTAAATCGCTTGAGCTGGTGGTGAACTTTGAGCTGGCGTGGGACCCTGAAGTTCATGTACATCGCATCGGTCGTACAGCTCGTGCAGGAAATAGCGGTCTGGCGATCAGTTTCTGTGCTCCGGAAGAAGCACAGCGGGCCAATATCATTTCTGACATGTTGCAGATAAAACTTAACTGGCAAACGCCGCCAGCTAATAGTTCCATTGTGCCGCTGGAAGCAGAAATGGCAACGTTGTGTATCGATGGCGGGAAAAAAGCCAAAATGCGCCCGGGTGATGTATTAGGTGCGCTGACAGGAGACATCGGGCTTGATGGCGCAGATATTGGCAAAATCGCCGTGCATCCGGCGCATGTCTATGTCGCGGTGCGTCAGGCTGTTGCTCATAAAGCATGGAAACAGTTACAGGGCGGGAAGATTAAAGGAAAAACGTGCCGGGTGCGGTTATTAAAATAATGAAATGTTGAATTGCCGGGTGCAAGAGTAAACATCTTATGCGGGATTGCCGGATGCGACGCTGGCCGCGTCTTATCCGGCCTCCATAAGAGTAGCCCGATACGCTTGCGCATCGGGCGCTATCCTGGTTATTTCACTTCAACCACATTCAGCCGTAACTCATCCAACTGATTTTCATCTTCTTCTGGCTGCCAGCCCGCCGGTTGTAGTGGGATCTCTTCGCGATCAAACGCCAGATCACCCCCGTTAACCACTTCAGAACCGTGGGTAATGCCTTTGAAATCGAACAGGTTGGTATCGCACAGATGCGACGGCACCACATTCTGCATCGCGCTGAACATCGTCTCGATACGCCCCGGATAACGTTTATCCCAGTCACGCAACATGTCAGCAATCACCTGACGTTGCAGGTTAGGCTGTGAACCGCACAGGTTGCACGGAATAATCGGGAACGCTTTTGCATCGGCAAATCGCTGAATATCTTTCTCGCGGCAGTAGGCCAGCGGACGAATAACGATATGTTTGCCATCATCGCTCATCAGTTTCGGAGGCATACCTTTCATCTTGCCGCCGTAGAACATATTTAAGAACAACGTTTGCAGGATATCGTCACGATGGTGACCCAACGCGATCTTCGTCGCCCCCAGTTCCGTTGCGGTGCGATAAAGGATACCGCGACGAAGCGAGAACACAGTGAGCAAGTGGTTTTGCCCTCTGGAATCTTCTCTTTCACGATACCGTAAGTATTCTCTTCAACAATCTTGTACTCAACGCCCAGCTTTTCAAGATACTCGGGCAGAACGTGTTCCGGGAAGCCCGGTTGCTTTTGATCGAGGTTAACAGCCACCAGCGAAAAATTGATTGGCGCGCTTTGCTGCAAATTGCGCAGAATCTCCAGCATGGTATAGCTGTCTTTACCCCCGGAGAGGCAAACCATGATGCGATCGCCTTCTTCAATCATATTGAAGTCAGCAATGGCTTCGCCCACGTTACGACGCAGACGTTTTTGTAATTTGTTCAGGTTGTATTGTTCTTTCTTTGTAATTTGTTGATTTTCTTGCATTATTTCAGTTCTCTGGTACTAAATGGGGCAAATTGGGGGCAAACTTTGCAACTATGATAACCGCGCATTCAACATGGCTATCTGTTCGTCGTTCATGTCATCAATCCACATACCGTAAATTTCATACACCATCTGCGCAGTTTCATGCCCCATTTGGCTGGCTATAAATGCCGGGTTCGCTCCTGCCGTCAACAGCCAGCAGGCAAAAGTATGCCGCGTATGGTACGGATTACGGCGGCGAATACCAGCACGTTTTACTGCTGCATTCCACCTTGCCCCCAAACTGCTTACCGAGTAATAAGGTTTTTGTTTTCCGTTACACACCCTGGGCATGAAAACAAAATGCAGTTTTTGCTTTTCGGTTCTGCCGTACTCCCGATGATAAAAGGTGATTTCGCTTTTGCGATGATGCCCGGTCAGTTTGTATTGCTCCTTCAGTGCTTCAAGAGCAGGCTGCAGTAGTGTTACTGTCCGGATCCCGGCATTTGTTTTTGGGGGACCGAACATATCAAGTATCGTCAGGTTTCTTCTGACATTCACTATTCCCTTTTCGAGATCCACATCCTCCCACGCCAGAGCTGCCAGTTCCCCGTGACGAAGTCCTGAGTAAACTGCAAATTTCCACATGTTCTGGCTCTGTCCTTTTTCACTTTCCATTAATGCATTGAATTCTGTTTTAGATAACGGATCAGGCTTTATTCTGTTTCGCTGTAATTTTTTTACTCCTTCAAATGGTTTGGTTGATATAAATCCCGACTGATACGCAAAACGTAACAGCGAACAGAGCAGGGCGATATAGTTATCAACTGTGCGCACGGTTCTTCCTTTTTTGTTGGATCTTGGATTATCCAGGTAAAGCGTTTCTCCATGCAGCAGTTCATTCCGGTAGTTTAAGATATCGCTATAACGAATATGTGATATCAGGGTACTTTCACAAATTATTATTCTGAGTGTTTTTAATTGTGATTTCGTTTTCTTCATTGTGTTTGTTGTTAACTCTGTCTCTTTAATTTTTGTCCAGATATCACAAAGCTCTCCGAACGTTTTTATGACTCTCGTTGTCACCATTTTTGCCCCAGTGCTGGACTGGGGAAAACGTCTTAAATACTCAAATTCACCGGAGTTTATTTCATGAACTATCAGCGCTCTTAAATTTCCGGCCTTTTTAATATTACTGTTTGTAATCTCCCAGCCTTTTAATGTTTCCCGACATCGTTTTCCTCGAAACATGAACCAGATGCGAATGTATCTACCTCTAATCTCGACACCTGTTGGTAATTTAGACATATCATGAGTCTTTGATAAACTGATTTATCTTTGGATAGTTGTACCAGATAATCCCTCGTTTGCTGTCTGGCTTACCTAAAGGAGATACTCGTTTGAAGTGGAAGCCCTCCACCCAACAGTTCTGGCGGTATGCTTCAATTTGTCTGGCCCCCAGACCAGTGCGAAGCATCAGGCCGTATTCAACCATCCACTCTTCATTAAAGATTACTTGTGCCATCGCATCACCTCTGGCAGGCGCCAATGTTAGACTGAAATTGACGCCCGATGTTGATTATTAATAATCAGCTATGAAGTTTTAATTTGAATACAATGCAATTCTCGAGGACTGAAGTTTCTCGCAATTAAAATTTATCAGTTTTACTTTCTGCTCTCTGGAAACGCCTGCTTCTTTTTTACCTGAGAGCATTTTTTCGCATTCTGATTTCGTTAGTTTAGATTTTGAATATCTTGTCCAGTTAGTAGGAGTGCCACCTTCCTTTTCAATAGTGGCGGTAATTTTATACATGAACACCTCCATTATTATTTCCAGTGGTTCGTTTATTCCATCTTTCGAGTGCTTCTTTTTCACTTCCACCATAACCGGTTCGGGATTCGCATCCGTTACACTTCGCTCGGTAATATCCTGAAATGACTTTCACCGTTACTGATGGACAACCACAAAAAGGGCATGGTTTGACTTTTTCATACCGCATTGTCTTTTCTCTCATATAATAAAGTTTTGTGATGGCGGTGAGGCTACACCGCCAAAGTCAATATCAGGAGCCGATATATTCTGGTTTCATATCTGTCAGTGTCGTTTTATACGCCTCATATAATTCACCCAGATGTGGTCGTGCAGCATTCAGCGTATTTTCCAGAGCAGTAAATTTTTGTTCTGCTTCTGGATCACCTGATGAAGGCAGGTCATTTATCATCTTCTCGATACTGGCAATAGCATTGAGACGGTGATGACGCCGAACCACTTTTCCTTTAAGCTCGGCAAAGAATTCGCCGATCTGGTTTTTCTGATCCTCTATCTCTTGGCGTAATGCAGTGGTTTCCTCAGTCGTGGCCGCGCTTTCTATACGCTGCCGGAATTCATCAATCCACGCTTCGTCAATACGCTGTTCGATGGTTTCTGTTCGCTGCTCGCTTACCTCGCTATAATTCTGTACCGACACAGGATTGATGATTTTTTCCTGTGGCTCTTCCAGTTCGTCCGGGGTATACACGCCCAGGATGACGTCAGGACAATAAAGGCGAGCCCAGTATTTCAACGCCAGATAGGCGAGCTGTTGTTTCGGGTTTGAGGTCCATAAAGGAGAATTACGCGTAATCACGCTGGAAAGAAACACCGGTTCTCCCCAGGTAATCTCACTTTCACCGTGAAGAACTGCACCAACTCGAACTGAGAGACCATACTCATCTTCACTGGTCCAACATGGGATCGTTTCTTTTTTCTCATAGATTCCGCCTCCTTTGGCCGTTTTCTTAACGATCTCCACTCGGGTGCGAGAGCATTTCTCCCAGTCTCCCTCGTACTTGTAATGGAAGCGACCTACAATTGCACTTGAGCTAGAGATCACAGCGTTAACCAGTTGTGCTTCATAACCCAGAACTCCGTTTACCAGGTGTGTTTTCTGAGCCACAGCGTAGGGGTTCATGCCCCATTGCATAGCTTGCATGATGATTGCCATGCAGTCGGCAGGATTTCCGCGAAGGTGATCGGGAACTGTGACGGTGGCCTGTGCCATCAACCCGGCTACTGCCTGAAGTTGCGTCAACGCCTGAACGTTAAAAATAGTGTTACTGGCAGAAATGGTATTTGGTGTCTGCTCTGTCGTGATGATATTGGTATTTTGCATGGTCAGGTTCTCCATTAAGCCAGATGCAGTGCTTCAAGACGACGAAGATCAAAGTCGTTTAATTCGTCGGTATAACTTTCGGTAATCGGTGCTGGCCAGTTGTTTGTCTCTAGAGCTTCGTTTATCTGGCGTAGCGTCCGGCGATATTCCTGTCGACCAAGTTCAAGGAGTTCCTGCGAGGCTTCCACGACTGCCACCCA